TTTAAAGTAATCACTTTAAAAGAAAATCATAGACATCCGATAGTTGCTGAGGTATTAAATATCTATAAAGAATTCAATGACTAAAATGGATAATCCTAAAAACTTTATAGAATATATTGGAAAGTTTTTACCTAAAGAAAAAACAAAAGATTTTTTCAACCAACAAAATGTAAAAGTCGAACAAACAGATTTGTTTATTGATTTTACAATTACGTTATTATCTATATTACACGATAGTTATTTAGGTGATGATACAATTACGAATGATACTGATAGATATAGTCATTTTAATTGGATATGGAAACAAACTATAAGTCAGTACAAAAAAGAAAAAATTAAGTTTAAAGAAGAAGGGTATCATAAAGATTACTTTTGGTATTTCTTACACGAAAACTTTTATGTTACTAAAGATAAAGATAAAATAGTTATTGGTATGAAGGAGTTCTTTAGATCTGTATTAGATATTACCAAAGAAAAAACTATGAGTGACTTGGATAATATGAAAATTATTTACGATGTATTAAGGAATAACTTAGAAAATAAACTATCCTAACTATTTATTGTAATATGAATGATATTACAAGTGAATATTTAAAGTGTAGTATAGATTATGTTTATTTTATTGAAAATTACTTAACAACATACGATCAAACACAAAAGGGTAATGTCCCTTTTAAATTGTTTGACATACAAAAAAAAATACTACACAATTTTAAAAACGAAAGATATAATCTGGCTTTGAAATATAGACAAGCCGGATTATCTACTATTACAGCAGCCTACGTTTGTTGGTTATTATTATTCGCCGATGAAGAATCACCTGAGAAGGTTCTTATTGTTGCGAACAAAAGGGATACTGCTGCATTAATGTTAAAAAAGGTTAATGAGTTTATCAATCAATGTCCTAATTGGATGTTTGATGTTGATAAAAAGGATATGTATGATAAAACAACGGAGTATCACAAGATATTATATAACAAATCTGAAGTTAAATCCGTTGCAACATCAATGGATGCTTTAAGGGGTTATACACCTACTTTAATGATTATTGACGAAGCGGCTCATATTGATAGTATTGATGTTGAGGAATTTTGGACAGCATCAATGGCAGCCTTATCAACAGGAGGTAGAGCAATTCTAATTTCAACGCCAAATGGAAATGATTTATTATATTGGAAAACATATAATAATTCCACATTAGGTAAAAATACGTTTATCATAAATGAAATCAAATGGTATCAAGATCCAAGATATAACGTCAAATTGATGTGGATGAAGGAGGATCAAACCATTGAGAATTGGAATGAAGATGAATGGAAAGAATTGGTTAGGAATGGTTGGAAACCAACTTCACCCTGGTATGAGGGAATGAAAGCTGATATGGATTCACCAAGAAAAGTAAGTCAAGAGATTGATGGTAATTTTGTTGGTTCAGGTAATACATTTGTTACTGGTGAAGATATTGATAAACAAAAATTAGAAAATGTAATTGACCCAATTAGGGTTGAGGGATTTGATAAATCGGTATGGATATTTAAAGAACCCGAAAAAGAACATAGATATGCCGCAGGATTGGATATTTCATTAGGACAATCTGATGACTGGAGTGTTTTAACCATTGTTGATTTTGAAACTTGGGAACAAGTATTTGAATGGAGAGGTAAGATGGCTCCTGATGTGGTTGCTGAGTTTATATTGAAATATTTGGAAATGTATGGTAATCCTATGTTGATAACTGATTTAACAGGTGGGTTAGGTTTAATTTGTGTAAATAAGTTAAAAGAATACGGATATAAAAACTTCTTTTATGATTATAAAGGGAAGGATATGTATGGTTATGTCAATAAAGATGAATTACCCGCTGGTTTAGTGATAGGTTCATCAATAACAAGAATGAATGTATTAGACTCATTTGAAAGGAATGTAAGACAAGGCTTCAAAGTAAGAAGTCAAAGAACATTATCTGAAATGAGAACATTTATTGTGACAGTTTCTGGAAGACCTGATCATATGAAAGGATGTAATGACGACTGTTTATTTTCTTTAGCTTTGGCATTATACTTATGTGAGGTAAGATTTAAGGAACTTACAAAAAATGAATCACAAATAAAATCATTATTAAATTCTTGGACTGTTGAAACAACCACGACAGGTATTCCAACATATAATATGCAAGATAAAATGAATCCTTTGGGGGGACAAACAAATCAAAGGCAATCTCAAAGTGAATTTGGTTGGTTATTTGGGATGAAATAAAAAAGATAAATATTTATATAATATGGCAGAACAAAATTTAACGATATTTCAGAGAATGGGTATATTATTAGGACCCAATAATGAAAATAAAAGAAGAATAAGTAAACCTCAGAGACCTGTTGATCCTTTATTAGTGACAACAAGCCCTGAAGAGTTTAAGGTGACAAAAACCGAACTTCAACAACAAAAATATGTAAATGATTTATGGGGTAAAGTTGAAAATGATATGTACGCTCGTTCAATTCACAATGAACCAACAAGGATGGCGGCATATTATGATTTTGAATCAATGGAATTTTTCCCTGAGATTGCAGCGGCACTCGATATCATGTCGGAAGAGGCTTGTGTGCCTTCTGAACAGGGTAAAGTATTAACAATATTTTCAGAATCAGAAAGGGTTAGATCTATACTTCAAGACCTTTTTAATAAGACATTAGATATTGAAACTAACTTACAGGCTTGGACTAGATCGACAATTAAATATGGTGATAATTTTGTTTATTTACATTTAGAACATGGTGAAGGGGTTGTTGGATGTACTCAATTACCTACAATTGAAATTGAAAGATTTGAGGATACTGATTTAATTGCTAAGAAAAAGAAAATTAGATTTCAATATAAAACAAAAGATTTACAATTTGAACCATTTCAGATTGCTCATTTTAGATTATTAGGTGATGATAGAAAACTTCCTTATGGCACTAGTATTCTTGAAAAAGCAAGAAGGATTTATAGACAATTAGTAATGTCGGAAGATGCTATGTTAATTTATAGGGTTGTAAGAGCACCTGAAAGAAGAATATTCAAGGTGTTTGTTGGTAATATGGAAGATAGTGATATTGAAGCATACATTCAAAAAATAGCGAATAAGTTTAAAAGAACACCTATTGTTGATAGTAAAACAGGACAAATTGATTTAAGATATAATCAAGCGGGTATTGACCAAGATTGGTTTGTTCCTGTTAGAACTGAAAATGCTGCAAGTCCTATTGATACATTACCGGGGGCTGCACCACTACCAATTGATGATATTGAATACTTACAAAAGAAATTATTTGCAGCAATTAGAGTTCCAGCACCTTTCTTAGGTTTTGGTGAGGCTGTGGGTGATGGTAAAAACTTATCATTATTAGATATTAGATTCTCAAGGACAGTAAATAGAATACAAAAAGCGATGATCCAAGAATTGAATAAGATTGCTATTATTCATTTATTTATGTTAGGACATGAAGAAGAGTTAGATAACTTTACATTAGCGTTAACAAACCCTTCAACTCAGGCTGAATTATTAAAGATTGAATTATGGTCACAAAAATTAGATGTATATTCTAAAGCAATGGCTGATGCGGGTAATGGTTTTTCTGCTATATCTATGGTAAGGGGTAAAAAAGAAATATTAGGTATGTCAGACGAAGAAATTGCGTTAGATTTACAACAACAAAGAATTGAAAAAGCCGCAGCGGCTGAATTGGCTAATACTGCATCGGTTATACCAAAAACAGGTGTATTTGATAAGGTTGATAAGATTTATGGTGTTAAACCTGGTGAAGGTGGTCCTGTTCCTGCTGAGGGTGCTCCTGAAGCGGGTAATGAATTTGGTGGTGGGGGTAATGAATTTGGTGGTGAAGCACCTGGTGCAACTCCTATTGGTGGTGAAACTGAAGGTGGTGGTGGAACACCTGAAGTTGGTGCTGGAGCACCTCCTGTTGGTGGACCTGAGGGAGCACCACAAGAATCATTTATACCCGGAAAACATAAACCTTTAATAACTGAAAAGTTGATAAGTAAAACAGATAGTTATAATAGGGATATAAAAGAAATGATAGAAAAAATTGATAAAAGTATTCTATAATTTAATTATCATATATTTATTGGTATAAAAAATACAACTATGACATTTGGTAAAATTAAACAAGATATAAATAACATTTTATTTGAATCGTATTCAGATAAAGATAAGTTTAAAAGACTATTTAAGGAGTTTTATAACATACTTAAAAACAATAAAACAATTAAAGAATATTACATAACATATTCTAATATTGAAAATAAGAAATTTGATGATGTGTCGGATGCGACTAGTTATTTGAATGAAAGTATAGATTATCTTAAATCGTTAGAAAATGATTTTTCAATTGTACACGATTTTATTTTAAAATATAAATCAGATAAGGTATATACGAAAGAAACATTATTAGAGAATATTGATATTTTAATTAGGGATACTAAATCTAATTTAATTGAAGGTAAAATGAATGCTAAAAAATATTTGGTATCACATTTATTAACACAAAAATTTGTATCGGATAATGTAGTTGAGGGAACACTACCAATAAAAGTTTATACTAATTTAATCGCTAAGAAGTTCAATAAAAAATATGAACATTTAACTGAATGGGAAAAAGATTTAGTTAAAACAATGATTGGTAACGATGAAAACAAATTATCTTCAATTGAAGAAAGTATAATTAAAGAAAACTTAGAATTAGTTGATTCTAAAATTAATATT